GCTAAGACATTTATCTATGCGTTTATCTATGGTGCAGGGGCAGCTAAAATCGGCTCTGTGGTAGGCGGTACAGCACAAGATGGTCAGAGACTAATAGATACCTTCTTGTCTAACGTGCCAGCCTTGGCAACGCTTAGAGCGAAAGTAGATGCTGCCTCTAACAGAGGATATCTTATCGGTTTGGATGGTAGGAAACTGATGGTGAGGAACAAACACTCGGCAGTAAATCTTTTAGTACAAGGTGCAGGTGCAGTAATATGTAAGCAATGGTTAGTTGACATACATGATTCACTCTCCTACACTGAAATGAAGGCGCGTCTTGTTGCGTCAATACATGACGAATACCAACATGAAATTAATAAAGATCAGGCTGAAGAATTTGGAGAGCTAACCAAATTGGCTATGAGAAAAACTCAAGAAAGGTTAGGTATCAAATGCCCACTGGACAGCGAATACAAAGTCGGCCACAACTGGTCACTGACGCATTAATAACTTTAACAAATGCGGAGTTGAGGACCAGCGCGTTCATTGGTAAGTCTCGTAGTCAAAAGAATAGAGGCGCTGGAATATTCGATAGCTCCATTGCAGATACTAACATGATAGATATCATAGGTGCAGAGGCAGAGTTAGCCTTTGCAAAGCTATGTAACTTATACCCGATAGACTTTATGATACTTGATCCTAAATCAAAAGCTAAAGGGACTGACGATGGTGATCTAAATATAGACGGTGTTTGTGTTGATGTTAAAACTACAATCCATGAGAATGGAATGTTAATTTCTAACTCAAGACATCTTTCCGGTATAGATTTATTTGCTTTAATAATAAAGAAAGGAGAAGATACGTTTCAATTAAAAGGCTTTATGCTTGCGGCTGAACTTATAGTTAAAGATAGGTTTGGCAGAGCAAACGGCAAACTTAGAAGACCTGCATACGTGGCTACACAAGATGAACTATATTGTTATGAAACTGCTATGCAAAAGTTAAAAAAAATATCTTGACACTATAAAATTATACCTGTATTTTATAAACTCAACTATCAAACTAAGTAGTTAGACTTAGTAAATTGTAAAGGAGAATGTACTATGGATGCTCATATTATTTCTGGTAAAGCTTACTGGGCAAGCGTTGTTAAACCAAACACAACTTACGAAGATGCATGGCAAGTTGATGTTTGCCTTGATGAGGACAATAAAAGTATGGTCGAAAGTCTTGGTCTTACTGTTCAGAACAAAGGCGATGAGAAAGGTGACTTTGTAAAAATTAAGCGTAAGGTAAACAAGCTTGATGGTTCACAACGCACTGCTCCTATTGTTAAAGATTCTAATAATAACGATTGGGATGATAGGCTTATCGGAAATGGTAGCCTGGTCAATGTTAAATTTTCTACTTATGATTGGAACTACAACAATAAAAAAGGTAAAGCCTCTTTTCTTCTTGCTGTTCAGGTAGTTGACTTAGTTCCCTACGGTGGCGGTGGTTCAGAATTTGAACCTGTTAAAGATGGCTTCGTAGTTGGTGGTGGTGAGGCTGCTCAAGAAGCTCCTTTCTAGAGCAGATCACAATAAGGGGTTGCCTCTCTGGGTGAAATGCGGCAACTGAGTTAGTAGTGCGGGAGGGAGACTAACACTTTTAAGGAAATAACTATGTCAAAACATGCTTTGATTACAGGACTTACTGGACAAGATGGTTCTTATCTAGCTGAATTACTCCTATCAAAAAACTATCATGTTCATGGTTTGGTCAGGCGTAGCTCAACACCTAACACAAAAAATATAGAACATATTATAGACAACCCCAACATCTCCATACATGTAGGAGACATGACTGATAGCGCTGGTTTAACCAAGATAGTAAACAACATCAAACCTGTTGAAGTCTATAACCTAGCCGCACAAAGCCATGTAAAAATATCTTTCGATACTCCTGTATGTACGGGAGACATAAACGCTCTTGGTTCAATGCGTTTGCTTGAGGCATGTAGGAATATAAAAGATTGTCCTCAACCAAAGTTTTATCAAGCTTCATCTAGCGAGTTGTTTGGAAAGATACAGGAGCCAATTCAAAATGAAACAACTCCAATGTATCCTCGCTCACCATATGGCGTAGCAAAACACTATGCTTACTGGGCAGTAAAAAATTATCGAGAAGCCTACAACATGTTTGCTTGTAACGGCATCCTGTTCAACCATGAAAGTCCTAGACGGGGAGAAGAGTTTGTTACTAGAAAAGTAACTAAGTATGTGGCTAACTGGCATCCAAATTCTAAACCACTTGAGTTAGGAAACCTTTCTAGTCTGCGAGATTGGGGACATGCTAAAGATTATGTTAAGGGCATGTGGCTTATGCTACAAGCGCCAGAGGCTGACGACTATGTGTTGGCTACAGGTAAGAAGAACAGTGTCCGTGAACTGGTAGAAAGTTGTTTCTTGATAGCTTGTAATAGGACTGTTGTCTGGGAAGGAGAGGGAGTTGATGAGAAGGGGTATGTTTTTTTTACTGATGTATACAACAAACCTCAAAAACATTTAGTGGTTGTAGTTAATCCTGATTTTTATAGGCCGTCTGAAGTAGATGTTTTATGTGGCGATTCTACCAAGGCTAAGACAAAATTAAAGTGGACTTGTGATTATACTTTTACATCTCTAATAAAAGAGATGTTACTAGCAGATAAACCAGAAAAATATTGGTTTACAAACGGAGGTGAATTACCTAATGGTTGCTGAAATTAACTGGCCTTTAGCCCATGACACTTGGGACAATAAAGAACGAGATGCAATGCATGAAGTTATTGCTTCTGGTAGATTTACTTTCGGAGAAAAAGTAAAAAAGTTTGAGGATGAATTTTGTGAGTACTTCGGATTTCCTTACGCTGTTCAAGTTAACAGTGGTGGTAGCGCTAACCTTTTAATGGTGGCTGCTGCTGTTGAAAGAGGATGGATATCCAAGGGAGATAAAGTTATTGTACCTGCCGTTGGTTGGAGTACATCTTACTTCCCGTTTATTCAGTACGGCATTGACTTAATTTTTGTAGATGTTGATAAAGATACTTGGAACATTAATGTAGATCAAATTGAGGACAACATAAAGGATGGTGTGCGAGGTATTCTAGCTATCAATATTTTAGGTAATCCTTGTGACTTTAAAACACTCAACTCTCTGTGTAATAAATATGATTTAATATTGTTTGAAGACAACTGCGAGTCTATGGGTGCAAAGCAAGGAGACGCTTACTGTGGTGGGTTTGGTGATATAGGTACGTTCAGTACATTCTTCAGTCATCACATACAAACTATGGAAGGTGGTATGGTTGTCTGTAATGATCCTGAGACATATAACAAGCTGTTAAGTCTTAGGTCACATGGATGGACAAGAGGTACAAAGTACTACACAAACAATCCTTTTGAGTTTGTTACGCTAGGATATAATGTACGGCCAGGAGAATTGAATGGTGCTTTAGGTTCTGTCCAGCTAAATAAATTAGATGACATGAACAATCAAAGAATTAAAAACGCAGATACATTTATAAAATATTTTGATAACAAAGACTACTGTAGGATTCAAAAGGTGGAGGATAATAGTCTTTCCTCATGGTTTGGTTTTGGTCTTGTCTTTGATCGTAACTCGTTTAGGCAAAGAACAAAACAAATTCTTGAAGAGTATTCTATTGATAACAGACCTATATGTACTGGTAATTTTTTCAATCAGCCTGTATGTAAAAAGTATTATAAGAACATTGAGAGAGGAGCAGTACTGGTCGAAGCACGTAAACTTGATGACAATGGTTTGTTCTTAGGAAACAACCCTATGGATTTAGAGCCAGCTATAAAAAGCCTTAGTAAAATTTTAGACCACGAGTTTGGTGAGAAAAGTATTTCAAATTCAGGATCATTATAGATGACAAAAAATATAGATACTATTGTTGAAGATATCTACAACATCTTTGAATGTGATGAAGAGGTTAAGGTAAAGAAAGAAGACTTAGATGAATTAGCAAAAGGTATAGTGGATGCTGTTACTGGCTCCATTAAAGAGAGAGAAAGATCAAGAGGTAATTTAAGGTTGTCTCTTATCGGTCATCCTGACAGAAAGATTTGGTACACTGTTAGAGATGGCGACAAGATGGGTAAGGAAAAGTTAAAGGGACAAGACAAAATAAAGTTCTTGTATGGTCATATCCTAGAGTCTCTTCTTATCTTTCTCTCTCGTACTGCCGGTCATACAGTTACTGATGAACAGAAGACTGTTACTGTTAATGGTGTGGTCGGTCATCAAGATGCNATAGTTGATAATGTCCTTGTTGATTTCAAGAGTGCATCAAGTTATGGGTTTAAGAAATTTAAAGAAAATAAAATTCATTCAGATGATCCGTTTGGTTACATAGCACAAATATCTGCTTATGCTAAAGCAAATAACTTAGATAAGGCTGGCTTCGTAGTAATAGATAAATCATCAGGTGAACTTTGTTATTGTCCTGTTCATTCTATGGAGATGATAAATGCAGAAGAAAGGATTGAGTCTCTTAAACAGACTGTTAAATCTGATATTGCTCCCCCTCGCTGTTATAGCGATATTCCTGATGGTAAGTCTGGGAACCATAAGCTTCATATTGGCTGTGTTTATTGTTCTTATAAGCACGTTTGTTGGTCTGATGCTAACGGCGGTCAAGGACTTAAAAAATTCAATTACTCTACTGGTCCGAGGTACTTAACCAGGGTAGGCCGCACGCCTGATGTAGAGGAAATACATGACGAGATTTAGATCAAAGTCTGAAAAGAAAGCAAATGATTTTTTAAAGGATAAAAAGGTTTCGTTTAAATTTGAACCTTATTATGTTAAATATATGTGGATTGAGAATAAAAAGTATCTGCCTGATTTTGTTTTAGACAATGAAATTATTTTAGAAGTTAAAGGTAGGTTTACTTTAGATGACAGAAAGAAACATCTCTTTCTTAGAGAGAGTAATCCAGATTTGGACGTTAGATTTGTATTCGACAACCCTAATACTAAGCTTTATAAAGGGGCTAAATCAACCTATGCTGACTGGTGTAGTAAGCAGGGGTTTTTATTTTGTAAACTATCTGATGGTATTCCTGAAGGGTGGATAAGTGGAAAAAAAAGAAACAAAAATTCTTCTAGAAATAGAAGAGATAATAAAAAAAAGAAAGGCTGATCCAGAACAGCTTCTGTTTATGAGTGTTATATTGCAAGCCATGCTTGACGCTACTAAACCGATAACGTCAAAGGAATCAGACGAAGCTATAGCAGCAAGGGAGACATCTATGTCTTGGTTCTTCTGCTCTGTGGGGGTAACTGCAGATGACTTTACGACTGTCTGTGACATAGCGGATGTTGATCCTGATTATGTACGATCATTCGCTCATAAAGTTATACGGTCAAAAGAGATTGACTTTGTGAGGAAAAGAATAAACACTGTCTTAACTTTTAATTAGGAAAAGACCTATGTACCAGTTTGATGAAGAACATTATTTAGAAGAGATACACCACTACGTTGATGAGACTTATAGTCAACACTATGCCCAAGGTAAATATCAAGCGACAGATGTAATTTTAGATGCAGGATATGGAGAAGGTTTCTGCATAGGTAACATACTGAAATACTGTAAGAGGTATGGGAAAAAAGCAGGTAGGAATAGAAAAGATTTGTTAAAGGTAATTCACTATGCAATAATTATGCTCCACATCCATGACCAAAAAGAGGAAGGACGCTAATATATGTCACAGTTTCGCTCAAATGAAAATCCTATGTTCCGCTCTAAATTTAGTGAAGATATTTTTAAACACAAATACGCACATACTGGATGTGAAACGTGGTCAAGTTTAGCCAGCGTTCTAGTGGAGGATGTTTGTCAGGATAAAATGAGCAAAGAAGATAAGACTGCTCTTGCTAATTACATTACAGAGTTAAAGTTTATTCCTGGTGGCAGATATTTGTATTACGCTGGACGCACTAATAAGTTTTTCAATAATTGTTACTTGCTCTGCGCTGAAGAAGATACGAGGGAAGATTGGTCTGACCTATCCTGGAAAGCCGAGTCATGCCTTATGACGGGTGGTGGAATAGGGGTAGACTATTCTATATATAGAGAAGAAGGACGCATACTTGCTGGCACTGGAGGCTTGTCCTCTGGACCTATACCTAAGATGCAGATGTTGAACGAAATTGGCCGAAGGGTTATGCAAGGTGGTAGCCGGCGTTCAGCCATCTACGCTAGTCTTAATTGGAAACATGCTGACGTAAGTAAATTTTTAGAATGCAAGAACTGGTATGAAATGCCAGTAGGAAACACAGATTTTTCTCTTGGTCAGATTAAAGAACAAGATTTTAATTTCCCTGCTCCTTTAGACATGACAAACATAAGTGTTAACTATGATACTGATTGGCTGTTAAACTATTGGAATACCGGAGATGTAGGAGAAATATTTAAAAAGAATGTTGCTCAAGCACTAAAGACTGCTGAACCAGGATTTAGTTTCAACTTCTTTGAGAAAGAAAACGAAACATTACGCAATGCTTGTACGGAAGTTACTGCTAACAATTGCTTTGCGGCTGACGGTGGTGACGATAGTGATGTTTGTAACCTTGGTTCTTTAAATCTAGGCCGGATAGAAACCCTACAAGAACTAAACGATATCACTGAACTAGCGACTAAGTTTTTATTGTGCGGAACGCTAAGAGCAAAGCTGCCTTACGATAAGGTTTATAAAGTAAGGGAGAAAAATCGTAGGCTTGGCCTTGGTTTAATGGGTATCCATGAGTGGCTTATCAAGCGCGGTTACAAGTATGAGGTGACAGAAGAACTTCATCAGTGGCTCTCGGTCTATAAAGGAAAGAGCGATTCAATATCTAAAGAGACTGCGGATAAGTTTAATATCAGCCGTCCTGTAGCTAACCGTGCCATCGCTCCTACTGGGTCAATAGGCATATTGGCTGGCACAAGTACAGGTGTAGAACCTATATTTGCTGTGGCTTATAAGCGCAGATATTTAAAAGGTGGTACACGTTGGCACTATCAATATGTAGTAGATAGCGCAGCACAAGAACTTATCGATTTATACGGTACTGCTCCTGGCGATATTGAGTCTGCTTTAGATTTAGCAGATGACTATAAGCGTAGGATAAAGTTCCAGGCTGACGTTCAAGATTATGTAGACATGTCTATTTCCTCTACAATTAATCTACCATCTTGGGGTAGTAAGACTAACAACGAGGATACTGTAGAAGAATTTACAAACACTCTTGCATCTTATGCTCATAGATTAAGAGGCTTCACCGTATATCCTGACTCATGTCGTGGAGGACAACCCCTAACAAACGTACCTTACTCTGAAGCTGTAGATAAATTAGGAGAAGAGTTTGAAGAGGGTGTAGAAACACATGATATCTGTGACATTACAGGCCATGGGGGTAGTTGTGGGGTATAAATGTTAACTCACTATTGCTTTAAGGAAGTTCTACCAAAGGAATTTTGTGATGGTATGCTTACTGTTGCAAGAGAACTAGACTCCAAAGAGGCAGAAGTTTTTAAAGAAGGCGACGATGTAGTATTATCAGAGATAAGGAACAACAGAGTTGCATGGTTAGCTAATGACGAGTTGTCTGAGATACTAGAATTGTATGTAGATATAGCTAATGAAAAAGCTGGTTGGAATTTTAGTTTAACTTCTTTTGAAGTACCTCAAATATCTTTTTATGGTAAAGGTCAGTTCTATGATTGGCATGTAGATACAGGAGTAGAGAAACAAAGCGATCCTTACTTTAGAAAATTAGCTATCTCTGTAACACTCAACGATGATTTTAAAGGGGGTGATTTCCAAGTACAAAATTTTGTTCACCCCCAAGCACCTAATAGATTTAAAACTATAAAAGAAATGAGGAGACAAGGAAGTATTGTTGTCTTCCCTTCTTTTATTTTTCACAGAGTAACTAAAGTCAAAGAAGGAGAAAGGTCTGCTATGACCTGTTGGTTCAGAGGTGAAAAATTTTCTTGACTATAGTTTCTTTTTGTAGTATTCTTTTTACAGCATGACATAATGTGTGCTATATAACCTTGCTTAACAGGAGAATACTATGAATACAATACTACAAACTGAAAATGTTCAGAATCTATTAAAGAACTTTAGCCTTGGGTTTGAAGATCACTCATCTTCACCAATGATATCTTTCCACAAAGACAATGCAACTACTTTTCCTTTTCACGATATTAATAAGGACGGAGAGGATGGTTATGTTTTAGAGATTGCTTTAGCTGGATATGCAAAAAAAGACATCACAGTAGAAGAAAGAGATGGTTTCTTAACTGTTGCTTCTAGTGATTTTTATAACAACAAAGAAGCTACAGAAGAAATTCTAGACTCTATTGTAGTAAGAAATATCTCAAAAAGAAAATTTAAAAGAACATTCTCTTTAAACCCTAACTATGTTGTAGCTGCTGCGGAAATGGTAAACGGCTTACTAAAAGTTAGGCTGAAAATGAAAGCAGATGACCAACATAAAAAAGTAATTCCAATAAAATAGGTAGCATAGGGGGTGGGGTATTGTCTTCACCCCCTATCACATAAAGATGTTAGATAAACCATACAAGATATATGTAGGGTATGACGAAAAAGAAAAGACTTACTTTGATGTTCTGTCCTACAGTATAAGAAAAAATACAAACCATCCCGTAGATATAATCCCACTAAAGCAGAATGCACTACGAAGAGCAGGTCTTTACTTTAGAGGAAAAGAAATAAACGAAGACAATCAATTTGTAGATTGTTTTGATGGTAAACCTTTCTCAACTGAATTTAGTTTCACTAGGTTTTTAGTTCCTTTCTTAAATCAATTTGAAGGGTACGCTTTATTTATGGACTGCGATATGTTTGTGAAGACAGACATATCTGAATTGTTTGATGAGTATTGTAATCCTTCCTTTGCTGTTAGTTGTGTGAAACATGATCACGTTACTGACGGTGGTTTAAAAATGGACAACCGTGTTCAGTCTAACTATCAGAGAAAGAACTGGTCTAGTTTTGTTATGTGGAACTGTGGACATGAGGCACTAAAAGATTTTACTGTCCATGATGTAAACACAAGGAATGGTTCTTGGTTACATAGGTTTGCTTTTCTTGAGAGAGAATATGAGAATAATCTTATAGGGTCTATGCCTCAAGAATGGAACTGGTTAGACGGACATTCCCCTGCTAACTCAAAACCTAAGTGTGTCCACTTTACTACAGGCGGTCCAATATACAGCAACTGGGATGGTCGAAGAACCATAGATAATAAATATGCTATGGAGTGGTCAGAATTATATTCAGAAATGGTTAAAGTAAATGGTTAGATTTGTAACATCCTTTTCAGGTAAACACTACGACATATATGCAAAAAAAATGTTGGAGTCTGTCGTTGAACACTGGGCAAATGATTTAAAGCTTATTGTTTATTATGACACTGTAACTGAAGAACAGAAGAAAGACTTTCCTAAGTCACCTATTATTGAGTACAGAGACTTAGATGAGGTTGAAGACAGAGCTATCTTCTTAGATAAGATGAAAGGCTATGACGGTACATCTAATGGTCAGATGCCTTATGACTTTCGCATGGATGCTCTACGTTTCTGTCACAAAGTATATGCTCTCACAGATTACTTTCTTGAGGTATCAGAGAACGAAGCCAAGGGTGGCTGGCTTATATGGATGGATGCAGATGTACTGACTACATCCCCTTTGTCTGAAGAAATTTTGTTCCAGGCTTTTCCTAAAGATTCAGAGTTAATACATTTAGGAAGAACAGATATTGATTTTAGTGAGACAGGGTTTATTGGTTTTAATCTAGATACAATGCACAGTCATTACTTCTTAGCTGACATAAGAGGATGCTACGATATAGGCGAAGTGTTGGCCTATCGAGAGTGGACTGATGCTTTTATTATGACTAGGTTCATTAAGATATATGCAGCGCATGGTATGAAGGTTCATAATTTAAGTGAAGGTGCTTCTGGTCTAGCTGTTTTCCCTCAGTCTAGGTTAGCTGACTTTATGATTCACTATAAAGGTAATTTAAAAAACACTATAGATGACGACACCGTTACTCCTGATGTAAGTCTACCTCGTTATCATCAGTTAGCTGTTCTCATTAGAGAGTATAAACCTAAGAGAATTGTAGAGGTTGGAACTTGGAATGGAGGCAGAGCTATAGAAATGGCCTTGGCTGCTTTCGAGAACAGTAAGCGAGTACACTATACTGGTTTTGACTTGTTTGAAGACGCAACCTTTGAGATAGATCGTAAGGAACAAAACGTCAAACCTCATAATAATTTTGATGCAGTAAAGAAACGTCTTGAAGACTTTGCTGGTAAGATGAAAGAGGATAAGAAGACGTTCACCTTTACTTTATTAAAAGGTGATTCAAAAGAAACTATGCCGAAAGCAAAGAAAGAGTTAAAGAAAGCTGACTTTGCTTTTATAGATGGTGGTCATAGTGAAGAAACTATTTTATCTGATTATGAAAATTTAATACATGTTCCTGTAGTAGTCTTAGATGATTACTATAGTAAGGATATAGATGATAAAATTCCTGGTGATGATTTTCTAGGAACTAACCGTCTTGTAGAATCAATGGAGAAGACAAGGATATTTGTCTTGCCTTCTCAAGATAGAGTGAAGGATGGTGGTACTGTTCACTTAGCTGTTAGGTTAAAAACAGATGACCTTCCTAACCTACCTAAAGAATTAAGTAGAACACCTATTATAATTCAACCTAAAGATTGCGTACCTAAAGACGATATACTGGACAACATAAACGATAACGTAGAGTTAATAGAAGATTGGGACTTTGTTCAAAACTGTGATGTTAATAATGAACATGTAATTGTAGCATCCGCTGGTCCTTCTATGGACTTTGAAGAATTAAAAGCTGTTCAGAAAAAATACGATGCGAAAATAGTGTGTGTAAAACATAGTTATCCTTTACTCTTAGAGGCTGGTATTCAACCTTGGGCGTGTGTTATACTTGACCCTCGCCCAATAACTGGTACTAGTACACACGGTGTTGTGCGAACAGAGTTGTTTAAAGAGATTGATCCAGTTACTAAGTTCTTTATTGCGTCTATGACTGACCCTAGTGTTACTAAGTTCATACTGGATAAGACAAAGAATGTATATGGGTGGCACGCTTTCTCTCAAGCTGTTGCTGATATAGTAAGTGGTAAGATTGAGATAGACTATAATTTAAAAATAGACAAAGAAAACGCTACGTTTGTTAGCGGTGGTACATGTGCGGCAATGCGATCAATTGGCATGATGCACATATTTGGATTTAGGAACTTCCATCTGTTTGGTTTTGATTGTTCAATAGAAGGTCTTTCTGATGAACAGAAAAAAGAAAAGCTAGATGATGGTGTAAGACCTAAATATATGCCGGTAGAAATAAGCGACTGTCATTTCTGGACTACTGGCGAACTTCTTGCAATGGCACAAGATTGTGAGAAGTTATTTGATAATCCTCAAGTTGAAATGATGGTCAATTTTTATGGAGAGAATACATTAGTATCTGAGGTTTACAAACTTTCTAAGAAAAGTAATCCAACACACTACACTAAATATATAGAAGAGAAACAAGCAACCTAAGAAAGGATTTAATATGTTTGAAACTATCATGAACAACAGTGATGTAATTTTAAGTACGTTAACAGGTATTGTTACCATAGCTAGTATTATTGTAGCTGGTACACGAACACCCTCCCCTGATACTATTATGGGCAAGATTTATAAAGCAGTAGAGTTTTTGTCGCTAACAATAGGTAAAGCTAAAGAAAAAGGTTAAAAACAAAATGCCTGTAATATCTTCTATTGTATCCTCAGTTGTTAGTATCTTCACTAAAATACTACCTCTTTTATTTGCATATAAAGCAGGTAAGAATAGTGCAGAGAAAAAAGAACTTGAGGATGCAATAGAAAAAAATAGGAAGAGAGATAAAGTTGAAGAAGATATTGAGCGTCTGTCTAATGACTCTGTTGTTAGCAAGCTGCGTAACCGTTGGAGGAGGAAAGACTTACTGTAGTTGGGTAAAGCCTATCCTTATTTCTGACAATGATAAACTTTCTAACGGAACAGCAAGGCGCATACTTGCTCACAATGAAACATGGGATAAGTTCTGTAATTAATTATGACTGAATTAAAGATAAGACAGGAGAAGTTCTGTCAAGCATATGTCCTCTATCGCAACGCAACAGAGTCAGCCAAGATAGCTGGCTACTCTGAAGGTTCTGCACATACGCAGGGTCATAGACTTATGCAGCGAGGAGACATTAAAGAAAGAATAGAAGAATTAGAGAAAGAAGTAGAGACACGCATTGACGTTGTCTCTGAAATAGAAAATCAATATACCTACGCAAAGAACAACGGACATACAAACAGCGCTATCAAAGCACTAGAGGTGTTGTCTCGCATACGTTCTAGTAAGGAAGACGAAGCTCCTAAGAACGTAGCTGAAATAGAAGATGACATAGTTAAGTATCTTGAAATCTTAGGCGAGAAAGAAACATCAAAACTTTTTTTAAAATGTGATTTCTTTGCTGACGAAGAACAAGAAGAAGACCTTGATGAGGCAGAACACATAAGAAAAAAGATAGAATCTGTTCCCAAAAGGAATGTTAGGAAAGAATACCTGGAATCCAGGGAAGGACATGTACTAAAATAGCCTAAATCCTTTGTGCGCCTGACAATCAAACACACATAAAGTTAACTTATATTCTGGTGGTATGGTAGTAGGGATATTACTTACCTGCACTGCACGGCTAATTTTAAGCCTTATTTTTTAATCTTAATCTCTTCAACGGCAGGATGTCGTCCATTATGCATTTTTTGGAGTGCCAATATTTCATACTCTGTTTTCTTTAGTCTTTCAGAGACTGCGCCTCTCCATTTATTTTGTTCTTCAAGATTACCAGGACTTAGAATATCTGTAAGAACCTTAATCTGACTTCTTAAAACAGACACAGTATTCTCTGCTGTATCTAGTTCTCTGTTTAATTCATCTACATAAGCTTTTATTTCAGTTTGGTTAGCTTTTAATGTAGATACCTGTGATCTTACTAATGCCCATGCACCAGACAACGAAGCTATGACTGCTCCAATCTGGAACAGAAATTCTGTGTCCATCTCCATTAGTCTGACTCTATCTCAATAGTAGGTGGTTCTTTAGATAGATCACGATCAAAATAAAAATCTTCTACTTTCCTCATTTGTTTTCTTAAATAATCCATGTAAGGTTGGACGTTATTATATTTATCTTGCTCTAAGTCTAGGATAACCTCTTTCCAATATTTATTATTAGACGATAAAGTATTAGGTAATGATCTGTTAGAATTAATAATATTTTGTAATGCTCTGTTAGAAGGAAGGACTTGTTTAATAGAAGACCTTCTTAAAATTCTTATAGCTTTGTCCTTTCCCTCAGACCTAACTAAGTCTTGATATATTTTTTTAACTTCTTTTTGAGCAACAAACTGTTCTTCTAAAATATTGCTATAATCTTCTAAAAGTTCTTTAACATCTATTTTATAAGAAGGTTCTCTAATTTTTCTTTTTAAATTTTGAGCAAATGATCTTTTAGAACCAGCTATACTTCTATTAACTGTTGATAAAGCAAATCCTGTGCTTTCTACTGGATCAATAGTTTGTAACTTTAAGCCAGGAATTATAATACCTCTTTTAAATAAAGAATCTACAACTGACATTTCTTCATCTAAAGGTTTATATGGAACAGAATACATAGTATTTTTTAATTCAGAAAAAGATTCATCAGCCATAACTAGATTAGCTAAGTTAGTATCTCCTACTGTTATATCCATTGCCATCTTCGCGTATCCTGGCATTGCAGCTTTAGCCATCTGACGCGCACCTCTAGACAGATCATTAGCAGAACCTTCATAATCACCCTTAACTCCTTTGAATACTCCTGATGCAAGCGGTTCCATTAATTCCGTAAAAAGAGTGGGAGATATATAAGGTTCAAATAATTTTCCAGCAGCCTCTTTAACAGCATCGTCTAAATCTTTTGATACGTCTTCACCTCTAGATGCTTTTAGTATTGTGGGCATAACTAGACTTAATAAATGACTATCTGGTTCAAGATAAGTTAGATCAATAAACTTATCTTTTCCTTTTTTATCTTTACCTAAAAATAAAATAGCATTGTCTTTTGCCCAAGGAGGGAGTTGACTCCTTAGTTTATCGTATACTTCCTCTACATCTTCTTTGTTGTAGAGTGCTGTACCTACATATGCTGCGGTATAAGGAGCAGCTTTGGCTGCTTGGAACTGTATAAATCTACTTAACCCTCTATTTCTTAGAGCATTGTTTCCAGTTTGAACACCCATTGATATTTCATCAGCGGCAGTTTTAAATAAATTATATGTGTTTCTTAATCTCTCTGTTGGGTAAGCTGTAAAGTTACCTATAACAGGCACTCTCCTCATCATCTCTAAAACAGCAGGAACGCGAGAATAAACAGGAGTAAGATTTTTAGCATTTCTATTCCTGTATATTCTTACATAGTCTTCTTTTTTTGGATTAGCTATTCCAAATGTATCTGATAATTCTTTAAGTTGAAGTTTCTTTTGTTCTGGTGTGAAGTTATCAAATATTTTATTTAAAGATTTACCCTCACTTACATAAGTAAGAAACTTAGCTACATTATCACCAGCCACAAAAGCTTTCTGTAACTTCTCAGCTACTTTTTTTCCTGGCTTAAACGGTCCAGCATCAGCAATAGATAGACCAGATGTTCTTAGTAATTCTTTAAAATATTTATCTTCTCCACCAACATCTCCAAGCCTTCTCATTACTTGGTTCATTCTAACATCAGAGTCTAAAAAACCATCTTCAATAAACTCTTTAATTAATTTATCTTTAGAATCTACATCAAGTTTATTAAAATATTTAGGAAGTTCCATTAATCCTTTAAGGTTTCCTGATGACATAACATAGCCCATACCGCTTATTGCATTTCTAGCTATGGCAAGAGGATTATAAAGTGTTTTACCTGCTTTCAAAGAACCTTGTATACCAGATATACTTTTAGCTAAAGCAGTATTTGCAAGCTTACCTCCAAGAACATCACCTTTTTGATATTGAAATAATGTTTGAAGTTTTTTACCTTCATCTGCTGTAACCCAAACATCTTTAAATTTACTATCTAGAATAGGTATTTCTTGCTCTTTACCTTCTTTAGTTAATTTTACAGAGTATGGTATTTGAGTAACAGTCTCATCTAATTTAGCCTGAGTTACTCCATCTTTAGCCAGTACACCTGATAAACGCATTACTTTACCACCGCCCAACTTTTGTGACGCTTCCACAACATCTTTAGCTACGGTAGACAACCCTCTTGATAGAGTATCTTTAAAGACAACATCTGCTGCATTTGCTTTAGTTGCATAATCAACAATAGCATTTACTGTTTCACCAATTCGTAAAGCAGGTCTATTATTATAACCTATAACTTTCTTTACTGAAGAAGGTAATTGTTGTTCTGTTTTTATAGCTTCTAAAGAACCTGTTTCTTTTGCTTTTGACAGATCAGGAGAGTATAGCTTTTTAGCTACCTTATCTATTTCTTTATTTAAATCAGCTTCACTCAAATCAGACCTGAAAGATTTATTTTTTGTACCAATACCTGTGATTATTTGTTCTGCTTCATCTTTCCAATAGGCAAGCTGTGGAAAAGCAAACATGTCCTTTTTCAAATCTTCAACTATATCTGGATTTTGTTTTTTAAAACTTGAATAACTTTCTGATCTTTTTCTTGAAGCGAAAGCCTCTGGTACGTTCTTAACGTAATTATCATTCTTGGTAAAGATGCCTTTATATTTATCAGATAAAGCAGAGGTTATTCCATACTGAGTTGCCCTATCTCTTAAACCTCCATCTGAAAGAAAAGTATCTAATATTTCTGCTGATTCTGAACTTTTAGCTTTAATAGCAGTTAAGGCTTCTGAACCTATTCCTTCTTTATAAACTTTATTAAATAGAGCATTAACTTCTTCTTTAGGTGTATCAGCAAAATCTTTAGCGATAGCAACATCTAATTTTTCTGTTAGGTTTTTACCAATACCTTTTAGCTCTGTAGGTAAACCTAAATTCCGTTCAAGATTTAAAGTCGTGCTTTCTTTTAAACCAAAACTAGGTAGAAAATATCTCTCAAAGACATTTGTTATGTCATCTGCTTTTGTCTTAATATTAGACAATGCATCTATTTTAGATGCCGTATTCATACCAGCTTTTACCGTACCACTTACAGCTTTACCTGCACCTTTTAAAGCATAGCTTCCGATAACACCAAATAATGGACTAGCAATACCCTCTATTGCTCCTTGTCCAAATACTTGTAAAGGATCAATATCTGTTCGCTCACCTAAATCTTTTTCTAAATCTTGTTGAATATAGTTTTGTGTTGCTCCACCAACTGCAGCAGTTCCTCCTTCAACAGCCAGAACAGGAGCAAGTAGTCTAGCTTTAGCTAGTTGACTTTTTAATCCTTCTTTAAGTGTTTGTTTTACTCCAGCTTTAGCAGCTTCTTTTGCTGCAAGTCCCGCCGCTCCACCCACACCAAAAGTAAAGCCAGAAGCTAAAACAGATATAAGATTTGTTGGGTCAGTGATACCACCAATAACATAATCTTTTACTGCTGTGCCTACAGGCGCACTACCTTCTTCAAAAATGCTAGGTAGTTTAGCTGCACCATCTCTAGCTACTTGGTATAACTTTTTATCTATATCAGGCAGGTCTTTTATTCTTGATGCCTGACCTATAGTATCGCCTAAGTTAACTTCAAAGTATCTTTGCTGAGTTAAAAAAGAATCTATTATTTTTTTAGGATCATATTCTATCTGTTCATCAGGGTTTAAGTTTTGCAGAGTATACCACATTGCATCCACAACCCGTTTATTTTCAGGATTCTGAATTTGTTGTAGCTCTTCATAAGGAACAGTATCAGTTTTTTGTTCTTCTTCTGACATTCTATTTACTTGGTTTTGGTGGTGGTGAACCAAATGCTACACTAGATTTATCTTTTGGTTTATCTAACACAGTACCTTCATTACCACCTCTACCCGCTGGTGTTTTAAATCTATTCAACATAATTTTAATTAAATCTACATTTCTACCCTGCTTACCTTTTATAGCGTCTTCTGTAGCCTTTATAACAATATTTTTTTCTGAATCTTGTATCACACCAGCTCCTTTAGATACTTTAATTAACGCCTCTCTTAAAGAATTTACAGTTGAGATAGGTATATCTAATGCTTTACCTGCTTTAATATCTAGTGTTTTCTCTTCTGCTTCTAGTCTTCTTTTAGCTAAAATATTAGCTAACATTTGCTGCCTTTCTTTAGCTTGCTTGGCAGATGAACCTGCAGCAGCTTGTCCAAGTTGTATACCTAAAGGTTTAGAAGGATCAGCCTGTGAATAACCTATAAGAAGATCACTAATTCTTTGTAATCTTGTAGGACCAGATAAAAGATTTTCTTTAGGACGTTCCATTAAAAAATCACCTATTGAAGAAAGACCTGAACCTGTTTTATCCGCTACGGTTTCAAAAAAGCCTGGTTGCGCTTCTGCTAAAGCTGCTGACTCTTCTTCAGTATATGGATCAGTTTGTTCTGTTGTTTCTTCTTCTGGATCAGGAACGTCAGGAAATCTAGTATCGCCCACCAAACTCCCTTCTTGAAGAGCAA